ATCCACATCGAAATCGGCTGCACCTCCGGCGGGAAGAACGGCGTCGCCGCGATCAGGATGTTCTTCAAATGCTCCCGATTACTGGACGCGATCAGCTCAACAGTGTGATAGCCCTTCACGTCTCGCTTCACGTTGATGTCGGTGATTTTCCCGCCCCACCGGGTTTTCCAGTCCGGCATGGTCGGTATCGGATCAATCGACAGGTGCAAGTCCTCTTCGATACGGACAGCGTTGCGGACGAACTGAGCGAGGTAGTCGCCGCCGCGGATCACGACACCGGCCTCGCCGGTGTCGGCGGCGATCTCTTCAAACCGGCACGACTGCGCGTTGCCGATCGGCGCCAGCTGGTTGTAGTTCTTGTCCTGCAGCCGGACCAGGCCGGGCTGCTTCATCCCGTCGACCAACGTCTGTGTCCGCGAACGGAGGTAGCGGTACGACGACATCGGATCATCGACAGGCAGAGGCGCCGACAGGGCGCCGACAACATGGTCGGCGAACCGGCCCATCACCTGTTGCGTGAATTCCAGCGGCGGCCGTATCAACCCTTCCACGCCCAACGCGACAGCTTCCAACGGTCCCGTCGTCACGTCGGCCTCTTAAACCGTTGCGGCATCATGCACACGATGGTGCCGCCCGCCGTCGAATGCCGCACTTTCAGGTTCGCAACGGTGTGCGCCGGAATGGACGACATGAACCGGATACCGGGCAGCCGCCGCCACACCGGCAACTCCAACGACGTGATGTCATGCAGAAAGAAATCCAGCACCTTCGACTGCCGCGCCCAATCCGCCAGCAGGTCGTAAAACAGGTTGTCGATCGGATCTTTCGACGCCGTCAGGGTGCGCGCATTGTCGGCGGTGTCCACCAAGACGTTGCCGTCCTTCGCGGTGATCAACGGCAACTCTTGCATCCGCGACGTCATCCCGTCCTGCACCCACGCCCGCCCGGGCGGCGTGTAGATGAACATGGGCCGCGCGTCGACCTGCCCGCGGTTCGCGATCGTGAAAACGTGCTCGTCGTAGCCGTGGTCAGCGACCGGTTCCGCCTGCGCCGTCCACTTGTCGACCAGCATCCGTTTCGCGTAGAAAGGGTTGCAGCCCAACAACTCCATGTCCCACACCATGACGTTGTTCCCCGCATACTTCGGGTCTTTCCGCATCGGCGACATCACTGTGCGCGAGTTCATCACCTGATGCCAACGCCACCCACCCAGCAGCGTTTTCGCGCCCAACCATCCCGGCACACCTTCGGGCCACGCGTTCCACCAATGCGATTCGATCGCGTCGTAGGCGGCCGCCGTGTACTGCCTGCCGCCGAGCACGACACCCATCGGCGTTATCCGCTTGTTGATGTTGGTGCGCTCGTAAGTAGCCCCAGGCTGATACGCGCTCTCTGTCAGCAGATGCTCAAACGGAAGATGATGCCCACCCAGCTCGTTGACCATCACCACGCCTTGACGGCCCGCGTCACGGCCCGCCAGATCCCAATGCGAATGATCCGGCCCCTCATACACCCAGCGGGTCGACTCCTGACGCAAATGCCTTGGGACAGAACGCCAGTCCTTGTAGATGTGCTCAATTTGTGGGTAGAGCCTCCCCGCGTGCTGCGTCATGGTAGGTGCAGATTCGATTGCCGGACACGGGGATAGTTGGCCTCCTGCGCCTGCTCCACGAACGGCTTGATCTGATCGCTGCCGACCGGGTTGTTGATCGTGATACTCGCGTCGACGCTCGACTGGTTTCCGGGTCCGGCCACACCGGGAGCCCCCGTCTGCCCGAACGGAGACACGTTGGCGTCGGTCGGCATCTCCGGCTGAAACGGTGTCGCCAAATTCAACGCGCCGAACGCCTGCGGGATGAACGACAGCAGCCCGCTCCCGCCGCCGCCGCCACCGCCGGGAGCACCGGCGCTGGCCCCGTCACCGCCCGCAGGCTTCAACTTGGAGAACGCCCCAAGGAACTTCATCAACCCGAAATCGGCCGGGTTCTTGAACAGGGTGCCGTCGAACCCGAAGAATTCGGCGATACCGCCCATGAAGTCCTGCCCGCTGAAACCACCCTTGCCGCCGCTGTCGGGTGATTTACTGGCCGCAGTGTTGTACTTGTCCTGCGCCGTCGCCAAATCGTCCAGCGCATCAGCATGTTCGCGTTTCGCCTTCGCCAACGCATACTCCGCGGCTTCCATCTGCCTCTGCGTGCCACCCTTGGCGACCCGATCATCAAACGCCATCTGCGCCAGCTTGACAGCCTCTTCTTTGTCGGCGACTTTCTGCTGCGCGTCACGCACCGTTTTATCCGACGAATACCCTCCGGTGTCCGGGTACGCCGACGACACCGGGCTCGCGTTCGGGTCGGCGCCCGGGACCGGCCGGTAGTAGTGCGACGTGAACGCGGGATCTTCCGCCCCGGTGCCGCCGACGCCGCCGCGCGCCGCGGCCGCGTCGCTGCCCCAGTTGAACGGGGTTCCGCCCGGCAGGGTGGCCTGCATGTGGTGAGAGTTGAACCCGACATTGAATGCGCCCGGCATCGTCCCCGGCATGAACCCGTGCGCGGTCAACCATTCCGGCGCGTTCCCCGTCGCCAGCGAGCGGCCGCCGGTCGGGCGGCCTTCCATGATGGCGACCAGATCCTCGACCGCCGACGAGCAGTCACCCAACCCTCGCGACAGGTCACCAGACGCGTCGTAGGTGCCGGGCGGCACGTAGGACAGCAGCTCTTGATCCGACTTGATCCCGCCGCCACCACCCCCGCCGCCCCCGCCGCCGCCGCCGGATGCGACCGCAGCAGGCATCGTGTAATTCGACACAGGCGGCGTGTAGGGGGCGGGGAGCCCGCCGGTGGCGTTGTTGGTCTGCGTCTGCGGCGCTGTTCCACCCTTACGTCCCGGCACCCGGCCGCCGGAACCGGGAGCCGCAGGAATACCGCCCAGAGTCATCGACGGCGGTGCAGAGATTGTCGGCGTGCCGCCCCACGGTGTAGCCGACACAGTCCCAGACGGCAGCGTCACCCCGGGCCCGCCCCGGTTGGTGACTGCGTTGACGATCGCACCCAACGGCGACGCCAACGCGATCAGGTTCGACAGCGGGCCGGTCACCGACTCGATCAACGCTTTCAGCGTCTCCAACAACGGTTTGACGATGTTGAACGCCGTCGACACCGCGTTCGACACCGCACTGAACGCCGAACCGAACGCACCGCCCACCAGATTGACCTGCCCGACGAGCAGCGGCAGCACCGTGTTGGCCTGCGCCGTGAGGATCGCCGCGAACGACGTCAACAACGGCAGAATAACCTGCAACACGTTGATGAACAGCGGTATCGCCGACGTCACTATCTGCATGAGCTGCGGAATGAGCGGCATCACCGCAATCAACAACTGCGTGAACTGATCCACCAACGGGCCGATCAGCGGCAAAATCTGCTGGATACCGGAAACCATCTGCCCGGCAAGCTGATTCGCCACCTGCGTCAAAATCGGCTGCAACTGCGCTAATACCGGCGCCAACCCGGTGGCGATCGCCTCAACGACCGGCTGCATCGCAGTCACCCACGTAGTCAAAGCGGGAGCGAGCGACTGAATGACCACCGCTGCCAGCCCACCCAACGCCGCTAGCACCGGCGACAGGGTTTGCAGCAGCGAACCCAGCAGCGGCAACAACGCTTGAGTAGTCGTGCCCAACGTGGTGATGAACGTCTGAATCGCGCCCGACCCCGCCGGGGACGCCACGAAATCCGACACCGTCGACGTAATGCCCTCAATCATGCCGAGCAGGCCGCCGCCGACAGTGTCCATCCCGGCGAACTTCATAAAGATGTTGAAAATGTCGCCCGCGATGCGGCCCAACGTAGCCATCGCGTCGATGCCACCCTGAATCCACTTATCCAAATCGCCTGTCTCGCGGGCCTTGTCGATGAACATGGCGAACTGGTTAGCGGCCTGCGTCGCACCGGCCGCCAGCTTTGGCAGGAACCCTGAACCGACCAAACCGATGTCGGTGAAAGCTTTCACCACCGGCGCCAACGCTTGGGACAGAATGTTGATCGCCGACGTGCTGTTCCCCAATATCTGCGACATGTCCATTTTCATGCCGGGCTGCTGCATCATCGTCGTCACGGTCGTCAGGGCAGTGTTCGCCGACGCCGCCACCTGTGACAAAGCGGTTTGGAACATGGGCAGGTAGGTGGCTGACATCTGCTGGATCTGCTGACCCATGCCACCCCAAAACGCATCCTGCACAGTGAATTTCAGCCTGTCGATCTCCGGCAACAGACCTTGGATCGCGCGGGCCGCCTCCTGCATGTTCGGCGCCAACATGCCGATCGACTCCGCGAACTTCTCCGGGTCGCGGGCGTTCTTCATCGCGTCGCTGAACCCCAACGTGGCGATCTTCAACGACCCGAACGCCAACGCCGCGCTGCCGACAGTCGCGGGCAGTAACCCCAGCACACCCGACAACTGCGCCACCGACGCCGACACGTTCGCGATCGTGTTCGGCACCGCCGCACCAGCTATCGCGACCGCCTTGAAGTTCGTTCCTACGTTGCGGAAAGCGGTAGCGACAGCACCGAACGATGTTTTGTCGTGCTCGATCTTGACGACGCGTTTCCGGCCCTCAATGTCGCGGTCAAGTTCACGGACCTTACGTTTGGCCGGGTCGGTGTCCCCGTCAACGACCATCCGTTTCTTGTTGCCGAGCCCGCGGTCGATCTCGTCGCCCCACCGCTTACCGGCCCGGTAGAAGTCGTTGTCCAACGATCGCAGCGCACGCCGAATACCATCCGCAACCCGAGACGTCTCAGGCAGGATGGTGACGTAAACGTCTGCAATTGATGGCATGTCAGGTCATCCCGGCCCTCTCCATGTACTGCTCGATCGTCATAACCTCGTACTCTTTATCTTCCGGTGCCTCTTGCTCCATCCCCGGCTGCCACGTCGGTTTCGGCCGGTTACGCGGCGGCTTCGCATAAGCGTCCTTCGATTTCGTCCACAGCAGCAGCTTGAGCGCGTCCAAACGCAGGGCGGCCAACCGTTCGGCGACCCCCCACCCTTCGGTCATCTGGTGATACAGCGCCGTCACCGGTGCCGGGTTGAGCAGCATCGACACGAACGCGTGCCACGGCAACCGGTCGGTGCCGACGTCGGCCCACTGGTAGTGGGCCGTGTAGAGGTCGCTCTCGACGGCCCCCCAGTAGTCGCTCAGGACACCTAGGGCCGCGAGGCTTCCCCCGCTGTGGTTGTGGACCACTCATTCCACTGCTCGAACAGGTCTTGCATGTCACTAGGATTCCATTCGTCCATCAGCGACAGCGCCGCCTCGGATGCAACCATCTCGATCATGTCGACGACCTGATCGAATTCCTGCTTGCGCCGAACCCGACGCAGGAACCCGAAAGACGGTTGACGCTTCTCGCTGATCGCCGCCAACCCGACGACCTGACCGCCGATGTCGTTGCCGCTGTTGTCCTTCTGATCCTTCGGCGTCGTGTAGACGAACACCCGCTCATCGGGGTATTCGGCTTCCCAGTCGAACCCCTTCTCACCCGGCTTCGGCTCCGCCTTCGCTGGCTCCGAGCCGTTGACTGCCTGGCCGTTAGTTGCCGCCTGGGCTGGCACCTCCTGGGTGCGCTTCTTGGCCTTTGTCGCTGTGGTCACGATGCGTCCAACACTCCATCATCAGTCAGGATGTGGGCGTACCGGCCGGACGTGTCAGGGTAGAACGTGACCGTCATCCGGTGCGCCAACACCGTTTTGTGGTTGATCGGCTGAGAGTCCGCGTTGATGAACTGGCCGATCGGGAAGAACTTTTGGAACCGCTTGCCGCCCGGCGCGAACGAGTCGATCAGCCACGTGTTGAACCCCGCAGCATCGGAGGTCTGCACGATCGACATTTGCTCGCCGGTCGTCTCATCCGCAGGGGTCACCGTCACGTTGTTGTCGCCGTAACGCGCCTTGGCGACCTCAGCGTTGAGGAACTCGTACAGCGTGAACGTCACCGTCAGGTCAAACGACTCCTGCGGCTTCGCCACCAGATCGGAACCCCACGCGAAAATGCTCGTTGTGGGACGATCTTCGTTCTCTTCGATACCGTCCTCCGCGACGAACCCCAGATTCTTGAAACCAACATCGGGTGTCGTGAGAGTGGTCGGCATAGTCAATGTGCTCGCGCCCCGGTACAGGCCGCCGATGGTCGGCAGATTCTTGGGGGTTGGCAGAATGACTTTGTTCACATTGCCGGTGAACGCCATAACTGTTTTCCTTCCGTGTCAGCCGGGCACCGTCATTACGGTGACCCAGCCAGTAACAAGGTAACGCTCCAAGCCCGGCACGTCAGGATCTGCCTGCTGTGTTGGCCCGCCAGCGATTTCCACCGACTGAACTTCCAGCTCTGTCGGCATGACTTTCCACAATCCTTTTGCCAGCCGCGCTGTCGAAGCGCACCGGCCTTCGTCGACGTCGTACAAGTGTAATTGGAGCAGTTGGCTGTCCGCGTAGAACTCTTCGTCGGCCGCGTTCAACTCTTGGATCGTCCCGAACCGGTCGGGACGGTTGGCGGGCACCTTCGATGTCCACCCGAAATTGATCCCACGCAGAGCCAACTGCGCAATGAGATAAGTGCGGGTGAGGTCACGCGCGGACGGCGCTATGTAGGCGTCAACCATCATTCCCCCAGCCTCTTGCGGATACGGCGGGCTTTCTCCGCCGCCGACTTCCGCTCATGTTCGCCAGCACCGCCGGACTCCGCGGCGAGCCGGTCCAGCGACTCCAACCGACGCCGCAACTTTCTCTCTTCCGACGAGTCCATCGACGGGCGACGGCTGGCCCGCCTGGGCGGCGGCCGTGTGCGGCGGCGGCCGCCGGTTTTCTTGCTGCCGCCACGCTTGCCGAAATTCGGGCCGGGGTTGCGGCGCCCGCCGGTGCCTTTGTTGATGTCGCCGACGAACTGCATGTGTTTCAGGATCGACTGGTGTTTGGCTTCGTGCGCGGCCGCGCGGGCGGTGAACGCCCAAATCCGCATCCTGATCCGATCATCGTTGACCGACACCGCGAACTTGTAGCCGTCCTCCACTTTCTGTTTCCGGCGGGCCTGCGCAGCGTTCAACTCCCAATTGAGTTCCTGCACAATATGTTCACCCATGACCGTGAACATGTCGATCAGGTCGGGGGATTTGCGGATGTACTGCCACGCCTCCGTGTTCGACCACATCGACGACACGTACTTCGGCAGTGTCGCGGTGTTCCACCGCACCCTAGCCACTGATGTGCTCCACTACGAGAACGCCGGGCGCGGGACCGAACACGGCGGAGATCATGCCCACCGGCGAGTTCTGGTAGTCGCGGATCTCATCGACCCGCAACCGCACATCATCATCGGAGACGGTTGCCACGGTTTTGCCCAGCACCACATGGTCATTCGGCTTGAACGGGTTGATGTCGTCGACCATCACCAGCTGCCGGTTCGTCACCCGCATCTGATACCCGGCCGTGACCTCAACATCCAAATGTTCCGGCTCCCAACTGAACACCTGACGATCAACGCCGGGATCAGCCCACGATTCAGGCACCGTGTAGCCGTTACCGTCGAACCCCGCCGGGGTCCGCGCCTCATGCACGATCGGCTTCGCCGCGCGCATGGGGTTACAGCCCCGGTGAGCGGTACGAGACGGCGGCCGCGCGGTCCTGCGTCATCAACAGCAGGATCGTGTCAAGTTCGCGGCCGTACACGTACAAGTTCCCTTCGGGGTTGCGGTACCGGACGGTGAAAACGCCCACAGTTTCCTGCTGCACGTTCTCCGCGCCGGGCGCCGCCAACGCCCGCTTGACCATCGCCACCACCAGCAGCTTCGCCGCCTCAGCGAGTTCGGCGTCGCCGCCGGTGATGGCTACGTCAAGCCCCGGCACCCACGCCGACAACCAGAACGACGCATCACCCAGCAAGATCTCCGGGTCAGGCTGCGTCGGCAGCGCGCCCGGATACCTCTCTTCAAGGTCGTCGAACTCTGCGTACGTGGGCACCGGCAGGCTTACCGGCGTCGCGCGGGCGCGCGCTTGGCTGCCCGCTTACGCGGACGCGGCGCATCCTCAGAGTCAGCCTCAGCGGCGTCCTCTTCGGCAGTGCCCGACTCTTCAGCGTCCTCTTCGGAGACATCGTCGTTCAGGCCGGAGCCCTCACCCGACGTCTCTTCCCCGGCCGCCGGAGACACCATCACGTTCGGCCCCACCACAGAGGTGTTGTCGACCGGCTCCGGGTTGTCGTCGTCGGGGTCCACGCCGGGCTGAACATTCAACGCATCGAACCGTTCCAGATCGTCAGCGTGAACATCCACCTCCTGACCGCGGAACCCGAACGCGCCGACATTGCCCGACTTCGCGTCCTGATACGTACCCAACGCTGTCTTGATCGTTCGCTTAGCCATCAGAGACCCGTCACCTTCGCGATTCCGTAGGGATTGGTGATCACCATGACCGGCCGCACATCGGACTGCACCCATGTGCGCTGCGTTTCCTGCTCACGCCACGTCTCCGTGGACAGAGCCTTTTCGACCCGCAGCTCGCCGACCTGACCGCCCTCGAACACGTACGCCGTGCCCACCGTCACACGGTTCGTGATGACGAACCGGATACCGGAATCTTCCAGCACCGACCGCCACTCATTCCCGTAGGCGATCTTGAACTCGTTGGCGTTGACCGGGTTCAGAATCCAGGTGTCAAACACGACACCCAGCTCTTTCTGATCAGCCAACAACTGCACCTTGTTGAAATCGGCTGCAGGCCAACCAGTTGCGTTCGTCTGACCCGAACCACCAGTGACCACCGCGGACCAGTCGTTACCGGTCGCGGTTTGTGCGCTGCCACCCAAAGCGGTGATCTGAGCGTCGATCTCATTCACAGCGTTGGTGTGGATGCGCCGGTTGATCGTGTTCGCCAACCGCTGCGTACCCTGACGCAGCATCGTCGGGTCGTTACGATCCTTGGCCTCGTCGGTGACGAAGAACTTGCCACCGAACTTCTCAACCTGCTTGGTGAGAGGCTGCGGACGGTCGAACGTCACCAGCGGGAACTCAGCACCCGGCTCCACGTTCTGCACGTCCCGATCGCTCGAAACGAACAGCGCGTTTTCCGTCAGCTGCGTGTAAAGGATCGCGCCGCCAGAGACACCCCCGGAAGGGGTGAACACCTGATCAGCCCAGAACCCCCTGATCGACAGATCCGACAGATACTTGGTGATCCTGGTCGGCTGCTGCAACATCGTGTCGACCGTGATGTTGTTACCCGAAACGGTGGGAGCACCGAGAGGGTATTCGTAAGTAGGCATTTATCTCATCCCCTCTCAGTACAGTTCGATCCAGATTTGGGCTGCCGCTGCGGCGGTCGACAATGCGCGTCCGACCTTCACACCGGCGGAAAAGGTCACAGGCTTACCGGCAGCGCCGACCTCGACCTCAGCTAGCGCGGTGATTCCGCCCGCGCCACACGTCATGGGCACGATCTGCCCCTTGCCGCGGATGACCGCGACCCTGCTGCCCGACGCCGCATCATAGGCTGCGACTCCGGCGACCTTCCCGGCGGCTGTCGCTGTGTTCACAGACGGCAGGCCGGTAGTCATTGCGGCCGAGTAATCCACGAACGTCTTGCCGACAACGGCACCTGTGGTGACGCAAGTCAGGTCGTGGCCCGGCCGATAGAGTGGAATGCACTCATTGGCCATATTGGGTTCTCCGATTCTCGTTCTCCCCATCACGCACGTAGGACGGCGCCCACGTGGCGGGGTAACTGTCATCCGCCGGTTTCGGCGGCTCCGGTGAGGCTCCCGGCCTCAAACCCTCGACCGGACGATCGGACGGAGGGGCGTTGCTAGGTTGCTGCTGATCCTGCATGGCCTTAACCCGTATGGCCTTGCTTTCCATCTCTTCACGGCTACCTGAGCCGATCAAGTCTATATTGTCGGGATCTATCCCCAGCTTAACCGCGATGTCTAGCCGGGCGTAGTTTTCTTCCCGCTCCGCGTCGCGACGCTCAGCGGCTTCGGCGCGTTCGTTCGCCTTTTGCAGCTCCGTTTTCTCGCCCTCTTCGATCTCGCGGGCCTTGTTCGCCAGCGGCTCCAACTCGCGGATCTTCACCCGGCGATTCGCCGACTCTTTCCGCGTTTTCTCCAAAGCTTTCTTGTAGTCCTCGATCGTTTCGAGTTTCGGGCCCTTGTCCCCGTCGTCGCCGGTGTCGTCGCCGGGCTCATTCTGCGGCTGCGTGGGCTGCGGCTTCTGCTGCGGCGCGTTCGCCGGGGACGGCGCCGCGGGCGTCGCCACAGTGTTCAACGGGTTCGGCGGCAACGACTGCTGCGAATCTGGCAAATCAACGAACGTGTCATCTGTAACTGGTTGCGTCATAACGGATTACACCCTCCTGGGGTTAAGCAGCCGCCTGGGCTGTGAATGAATCAGGCCGGAACTTCCCCGCACCAGTCTGCTTTTCGTAGGCCCGCCGGAACGCGTTCATCGAACGCCGCCCAGACGTACCCTCAGTGGAGTCCTCCCACAGCTCCGCGAGCAGCTTGTGAGCACGTCGGCCTTCCCACGTCGAATAATTCTGCACCAACACGACTTCGCAGTCGCAGCCGTCATGGTAACGGTCAACACGCTGCCCACCCCGGAATTTCGCGGCGGTTTCGCTGGTATATACCGGGCCGCGGGATGCGAGCATCGCGCAGAAGTAGCAGGAACGGGCCCCGGTGAGCACCCGCGCCCACGCCACACCCGGCCAATCGTCGGCGACTTTCTGCACCATGTCTCGGGCGGGTTGCTGCGCGTGCCGCTCCGCCGCCCGCACGATCGACGCCCCCACTTTCTCCACAACCAACGTGTCGCGCCGGTTCGCCGACGTGACCGGTTTCAGGTCCACCGTCTGCGCCCGCCCGACGACCCGTTGCAGCATGTCCACGACCGCGACCACATCGTATTTCGGGACCGCCCGCACGGACGGGAAACCCTGCGATGCGAGATACAGCAGCGCGGCCTGCTGCGCAGCGTTACGCGATTCGCGTAACGGGCCGACCATCTGCACAGCCATATCCCATCGCTGCTTCTCAGTGACCGGGATGCCCTGATCCCGCAGCATCGCGATCAGCGGCGCCAACGCCTTCAAAGCCCGATTCAGAGCTAGCCGGTACTGCCGCGCGTTCACATCAGATCCCGCGCCTGCTTAACGATCGCCTCACCGAACGCCAACGCATCCGCCGGGAACATCGCCGTCTCAAATGACTCGACACCATCGACACCCATCAATGTCTGCTGGATATACACCATCGGCTCATCGGTGTCACAGGTGCAGGTCTCATCAACGACCCACTCCCCGGCCTGGTCAAGCTCCGCGTTCACGACGTCGCCTCCGTCGCCATCCGCTGCAACCCCGCCCCGATCTGGTTGGCGACTTCCGGCGGCAGTGTGAACGTCGCCGACTCGACGCCGTCCTCAAGCACTTCGCTAATGGTCAACACAACCTGGTCGTCATCGTCGATCGTTACTTCCCAATCGCCGAAACCGATCAGCTCGTCGTCATTCGGCGGGGTTTGGTCGTCCACCGTTCAGCCCTGCTCCTACCGGCGTCTCGACCGGGTTGTCCTGATTGGGTTCGGCCGGGCGGCCCTCACCGGGCGGCGCCAAACCAAGCGCCATCTGTTCCTCAAGCTCTTTCTGCTTCTCTTCCTTCATCGCGATCACCCGGTCAACCCACGCCTTCGTCTTACCCGGAACATCCTCATACAACATGTCTTCCGGCACACCCAGCATCGCCGACAACTTCCCGAGCCCGTCGATCACTTCACCCCACGTCCGCGCGGTCAGATCCGCCCACTTCGCCTCCGACGCGAAATCCTCCGCCGCCGCCGTGTCACCAACGATGTGCGCCGTCGTCCGAAACAACTGCTCAAACGACTCCCCCAGCGACGTCTGCATCTCACCGGTGTTGCGTTTCTTCCCCGTCTCCAACGCCGCCAACGTCGCCTCGGAAATGTTGACGAGCTGCGACAAGCCCAAAGCGTGCGGCGGCAGCTGCGCGATCGACGCCAAATCCATCCGCTTACCCTGACCCGACTCCAAATACGCTTTCAGATCGCCCTGCTCAAACTGGCCGACCTTCACGTTGTCTTTGGAGAAATACCAGACGTCACCGGCCGCCATCATCAACGCCTGCGTCTCATCCTGCGGCCGCCAACCCGCCACCCACCGCTGAATGAACGCCGTGAAATACTCCGCCGCCGACTTGTTGTATTCCGTCTCATTGATCGCGCCCTGCACCGACAGCAGCGGCTCAACGATGCCGTACTGTTCCTCCCCGTTCAGCTCCCACCGGTCACGGAACCGCACCACCGGGCACACCCCAACCCCATGCGTCCGGCCTTCGATGTATTCAAAGTTGTCGGGGTGCTGATAGATCGGATCAGTCCACCCGAACGCCGACTCCGGCACCTGCTGCGCCCCGATGAAATGCACCTTTTCCTCGTCGTAGAAGCGGATCGCGTTGCCCTTCATCTCCAACGCCATCATCGGCCAATCATCGTCTACCGGCGTCTCACCCGGCGTCCACTCGACAGGCTCCCCGTACATGCACGTCATCTGCCGCGGCGACAGACACCGAATGAACGCCCCTTTCTCCGGCGAGCGGCGCTGCGACGGCGGCGTCAAAGACGGCAGCACCGTCGAGAACGCTGCACCGTACTTGAGCACCCCACGAATCAGACCCGTCTGCCGGGCGTCCATCTTGTTGCGCTGCCACCACTCCCACGGCACCTTCGCGGTGTCATTCGTGTCGCTGGCAAGGTAGTTGTCGATCTTCATGGACTGCGAATACACGCCCACCACCAGCGGCAGCAGATTCGTCTGCGAACGCCACTTCATCCCCACAACCGGCTCATCGGTGCGCCCTTGCGCCGCCAGCAGATTCACCGCATGATCCGGCGTCCACGGCTTCATCGCCTCACAGATCTGATCCAACCGAATCGACTCTTCCGCGCGGGCATTGAACATGATGTGCCGAACGGCGTCTAACACCTGATCGCGATTCATCTGCGTGTTCTCACTGCGTACGCCTCAGATTCCTCTTCGGGTTCACTACCCGCGAGCGCGAGCCGGTACACCATTCTGGCCCCGATCACGCACACACACGCGTCGATCTTATCCGGCGAGTTCGGTGTTTCCTTCCGAACCGAGATCGCGCCGTTCCACTGCGTCTCATACTCGTACGCATTCCCCACATGCCGCGCCACCACCGCATCACCATCATGCGTGAACTGCTCAGCGTCGATTTCCTCCCACACCAGCTCCGCCGCCAACGCGAACTCGCGGCTGTGTGACCGCATATCCCACGCGATCGGCTCCGGCAACTTCCCCCCCGGAACCGCCCACACGTCCAGCTGATCTTTCCACCGCTCAGGCCACGTCGTCTTCACGTAGCCCTCCCACTCCCGAACATCAGCGAAGAACGCCACCACCTCAAACGTGTCGAACGCCCACTTCATCCTGTTGTCGATCTGCTGAGCGTCGACCGGCACCTGATCCTTCGGCTCCCACACACCGATTTTGAACACGTGCCCGTCGTCCAGACAGCACCCCACAGCGGCCGTCGCGTCCCGAGTCTTAGACCCGTCGAAGAAAATGACGATCCGCTCACCATCCATCAACGTCCGCGTCTGCCCGCCGAACTTCCGCGGATACGACAGGGCCGCCCACTTCTGCGGATCACACCACTTACCCTCCGCAGCAGTCGGCCAATTCAGATACTTCCGCTTCGAGTCGTCCGGCCGCGACGACTTATGCCAAATCCGCGAGATCCGGGTCGTGTTATTGATCCACCACGCATCCTCATTCACCCACTCCAACGCCGACAACAGCGAATCGTAATCAGCCAGATCGGTTTCCGGCGGCGCCATCCGCGCGTCATACAACGTCAACGGCGACCCCTCTTTCCGGCCCCGCCCATCCGACAACCGTTCCTCCTGATCTATCCACGTGTTCCACATGCTCTCGGCGTGCGAATGCTTCCCCGGCTGCCACGCATTGCACGTCTCGATCATCCGGTTACCAAGCTTCGACGCATTGTCAGCCAACGTGTTGAAGAACTCTTTCCCGGTGTCGCCCAACCACCACTCCGTCTCGTCGCCGATGATTGATGTCGCCAACGCGCCCTCCGCCGTCGCCGACGACGACGTCAACACCTCCAACTCGCCGCCGTTATCCGGCGTATAGAAACGGGTGAGCCCCCAGTCGACGTTGTACCGCTTCGCAACCCGGCCGTTCTTCGGGACGAACGCCCGCACGAACCGCATAGTGTTCTTCGTCTGCGCCTCGGACACGGCCGCGATCTGCACCAGCGGCATCTGCACCTCTTTCGCCACACAACCGCCGGGCGCCTTCGCATCGAAATCCTTCAACCGCACCGGCGCCAACAATTCATCAATCGACAACACCGCGGCCCCGGGACTCTTCCCATGCCCCTTCGCCAACCTACGCACCCCATGCTGAAACACCCACGAACCATCCGGGTTCACCGCATACCACCACAACCAAAACCGAATCTGACGCAACGTGTGCTCAAACGGCTGCCCCGCACGCGGCCCGTCCGGCTGAATCAAATACTGCATATTCCACTTGATCGGCCACCAACCAAGCGTCAACTCCGGCACACCCGCAGGCAGAGTATCCAACCGCAACAACGGAGCAGCAGGATCAACCGGAACGATCACCGGCGGAGCCAGCGCCGTCGTCACTCGTCATCCCCGTAGCAGTCGCAATGCTCTTTCCCGCAAGCCACACACGTCCCGTAGAACGGATGCCGCTCACCACACTCAGAGCACAACGGCGGAGTCAC